ATCAAAGACCCCACCTGAAACGGTATTAGTCTCGCCCATGACAAGTGTTGGTTCACTTCCGTTAACAGAACGGTATCTAGCTTGTAGACCTTGTATTGCAAGATTTGCTGTCTCTATGTTGCCACTGTTTACTGCGTCATTAAACGCATCAATGGATGCTTCAGGTAAGTTATCAGAAGCCCAAGAGGTCATATCTTCATAAGCTTGTTGACCCCCTACCTGTGAAAATGCTTCTTGTTGCATCTGGGTTGCCACTGCCATTTGACCATCTATAAATTGGTCAACCATAGTGCGGGGGATACCAGCTTCTAATAAAGAATCATAAGAATCTTCAGTTAGTCCACCTAGCTCTGCAAACTCTTGGGATAAGGTATCAAAATCAATACCCTCCTCTTCAAGCCCTTCAACTATGTTTTCTAACTCCCCATCTTCTAACTCTTCTTCATATTCTTCTTCACTGTCTTGAGAGCCTAGCTTCTGTTCAAGGGATTCATAGGCCGAAGCCATGTCCTCGACAGAGTTAAACTTCTCAGGTAGCCATTCAGGACGGTCAGACACATTAGGGTTATCAAGACCATCTGCCTTTTCTAACATATCTAACGTGTGCTGACCGTCTTCAACGGTTTCTTCGTATGTATTTACTGTATCCATTTTTAACTGTCTCCGAACAGATAATGTTATTTAGACTTCTTGTTTTGCTTGTTTAAGTGTTCACGTAGGTTTTTACTACCTGACTTTTTAACGTCATCTTTAGTTGCCGTAGAGTAGGACTTGCCACCATCGGCAGGCCAAGTAAACGTAGAAAGACCTTCTTTCCTAGCTTTCTTAAATGCAGCACCAAAGGAACTTGTCGTAGTTGTTTTCTTAGCTGCTGTGGCAGCCACTGGCTTCTTAGCTACTGCGGCAGCCACTGGCTTCTTAGCTACTTTTTTAGGGTCAACACCTTTGTATCCAGCTTGGCCTTTACGCCCACCTATGCCACCACCTTTGGTGTTTTCAGGGATAAGTGACGATAGTAAAGAAGCTGCTGTAATAGCAATACCTGCTGGCCCTGCGAATCTAGCTGCACCTTTACCGAATCTAGCTAACTTACTTAGTAACTTACTGGGAGTCTTTTTAGATTGTGGGCTAATACGTTCACCAGCGGGGCCAATTTTAGTCCCATCAGGTATAGCTTTAGGATTAACAGTTTTATTTGTACCTTTTACAACTTTCTCCTGACGCTTGAACTTCTGAGTTGCTTTACTCTTGTTAGCGTTAGGGTCTGTAGGGCCGACTGCCTTAGAAGATTTTGATACCTTATTGCCAGACAATGCGCGTACTAACTTACCCCTTGCTGAAGCCCTTTTAGTTATTTTTGCCACACCGTTAGGATTAACTGCTGGCTTTTTAACAACCTTCTTCTTAGCTGCTGGTTTCTTCTTAGCTGCTGGCTTTTTCTTAGCTGCTGGCTTTTTCTTAGCTTCGGGTTTCTTCTTAGCTGCTGGCTTTTTCTTAGCTTCGGGTTTCTTCTTAACCTCTTCTTTTGCTACTGTCTCACCCTTGCTATTAAACTTAGGTTTCTTACGCTTGGCTGCTGCTTCTTTAATTTCTTTTATTAAAGCTGTAGCCTTGCCTTTACTTGTCTTACTTGAAGCCGCGTCAGCCTCAATTTTAGCTATCATGCGTTCATCTGCCGCACTTAATCCTATTGCCATTACTGTTCACCTTGTCCTTGTTTCATCATGCCTTGAGCTACAGGGCCAACAGCTTTCTCAGCCATTTGTGCCATCATTTGTTGTTGCTGTTGCTGCTGTGCTTGCTGCTGTTCTTGAGCCTTTTGTTCGGCTGACTTAACTAAGCCACTGGTATCAATACCTAAAGACGCTCCAAGACGATCAATGTAATCATCAACATTTAACTCACGGGCAATTACGTCCTTACCTAGCGGGGCTAGCATCTGAAGTAACTGAGAGAGTTTGTTGAGGTCTTGACCACGGCCTAAAGCTTCCATGCCTGTAACAATCTGAGGCTTTAAAGTGTCTTTGGGGAACTTAGGCATTTTGCCCGACTTCTCCATGCGACTAAGAAGTAGCTTAACCATTGGGTACTGGAACTCTTGAGAGAGTATTGAGTACACACCACCTAACGCTGACTCAAGTTCTTGAGCCATGTATCGAACTTCTTCGGCAGTAACACGTTCAGCTTTACGCTGGACTGAAGAGTTCATTAGGAATGAGAAAGCAAGTCGTTCACTAATCTCACGCGCTGTATCCTGTGCTACACGGAAGTCATTAAATTTCTGTAACTGGAGTACGGTCACGTCATCGGCACTGCCTGAAGCTATTCCTCCATTGGGAGTTTGTGCGATTACCTTTGGTTTAGTAGTCCCATTCGGGCGTACTAGAAACAACACCTTGGCTGCTGCTGCGGAACCTTCCACAATAGCTTTAGTCAAAGTCTCTAGTGAACTTAAGTCACCTAGAAATTCTTCAACATAACCACGCCCATACGATTCACCATCAATACGTACCATACGCAATGACATAAATGGTGATTGGTCTAACGGGAATGAACCTTTTGAGCTAGGTATAAGTTGACCTTCAACCTCTTGATACACTTCCCACTTCTTATCGACACGGCACACTTTTGTGAACAGATCAACAGACTTTAGTTGTGACTCTTCGGAAGGTTTTGTAAGCAGCTTTTGGACTTCTTCGGGAAGCATAAGGGGGCTTACAGTTTCTTTAGTAATTATCTCTAGGACATTACCCATTGCGTCACGCTGACATACGTAACGATCTAAACGGAATACACGGACACCACCATCTTTTGGCATGTGGATTAATACATTGCCAGAAGTTATAAGCTGTTTAAGTGCTTCAAATACTGGCACTCTTACTGCGGTAGCTTCAATCTCTTGCATAGCTGCACGTTCAATACGAGCTAATGCCTCTTCTACTTTACCCCTAGCATCATCACCTGCAAGACTCTGAAGATCAAAGTCATCCATCGTTAGACGGAAGAAAGGTGAGTTAGGTGGTAAGAGTGTCATCAGTAGCTTTGATGCTAAGTTGTTGACACCTCTAGCTCCTATTGATTGATAAGGAGTAGAGTATAAAGAAGAACCAGAATGACCTTGAGGGGGCATTAGGGTAGGTATAGTGAGCGTAGCGACTTCCCTTGCTCTATCGAGGAATGATGTACGATCACTTTCAAGTTGTGTATAGCGTTTAGCTACTGCACCATCTGTGGGTAGCATAAGCTAAATTCTCTTTATTAAATTGTTTTAGGCAATGTTTAAACCAACACCTGAGCCTGAGACACGTTGGCCTGTTTTGGCAATACGTAGCATTTTCTTGCCTCTACTTTGCTTTTTTTTACTGACTGCTAAGATATTTTTTAGACCGTCAGGGTTAGCTATTGCACCCGCCTGTTGACCTCCTAATTCGGGGTCTACAATTCTGGGTACAAACTGTGTCCTCGCTGGTGTTGCTGTGACTGTACTAGTTTTGCCAGTTGTACCAGTTGCGCCAGTTGCGCCTGAAGTAGATACGACAGTATCCGCAACCACTGTATCTTTCACACCATCAGCATTGGCTTTTGCTACTGTAGAACCTACCCCGTTGGCAGCACCTGTGGGATTAGTAACGGTATTAGTTGCTGTACCATCAACAAACGTAGTTGACTTTTTAGCACCTAATCGTATTTCTTTTCCAAAAATATCAAATTTAGGGTCAGTAGTTTTGATGGTCACATCGGGATTGTTGCCAGCATAGTCATATTTGTCGGTTGTATTTTCATTGAACAAACCAGATGTTGAAGTGCTTTTAGTAACTCCGTTACCCAGTGTTGCCATACTACCTGTCAGCTTTTTAAGCTTAAACAGTGCGGTATCTTTGTTAGCTGTCGTGACTACCCTGTCGCCAGAGTAAGCTTTATCCATGCCGACTTTATCTCGTGCTGCTGCTACTTCAGATTGGGTTAAGCCTAAACCACCAATATTCTTACCGTTAGCGTCAATCACTTTAGGTGCTATCTGGTTAGACCAATACGCTTGGTCGTACTTAGACTTTCCATCAATGTTCTGCCTAGAGCTAACAATGTTTAAATCGTTGTCAGCTTTTTTGACTCCAAAGTCTTTTTTCTTACCATTGCCATTACCATTACCACCGCTTTTTGAATTACCACCACTTTTAGCGTTACACATTAGTATTTACCTTTTTTACTACTGGCTATAGTAAGGCTAGGTTGGGAAGCACCACCCATAGTTAACCCTGTGGTAGTGGTTTTCTTGTTACGTATCCCACGCTTACCTTTGGCCTGTTTTTTACGCTGACCGCTAGGAGTCTGTTCCATATCTGAAAGGTCTAAACTAGCTGGCGCACGGGCAGGTGCGGGTGTTGGTGGGGCAGGTGCGGCTTTAGAACTTCCAAATATGCACATTGTTATTCCTCTTGTGTAAAATCGTCTTCGGATAACTCTATAAGTTTCTTAATGACACTTCGCTGACCTTGCAGATACCGAAGTTCTTCTAGTGCAATCTGTTGGGTCGGGAGGGTGTCGGGGAATAACTTATTGAGGGTTGTAAGGAGTCCTTGGGATATGCCCAAAGACCGTTTAAGTATAGTTCTCATAGGGGGCTTTACTGTAACGGTACGTTAAAAGGAATTAGGCGCACTTGGCGTTAGTTCTCGCTTCCGCGCCTTGGCTAATATTTGCTTACGGGCTTCGTCATCTAAGTCTTTCCAAGTCATAATTTCTGTACTGGAACGAAAGCACCCCACACAAATATCGTTGTCATTAAGGTGACAGATATTGATGCAGGGTGAGGTCATTTAGATTCCTTATGCAAGGCATCGTCATAGGCTTGGCAAGCTTTTTCAGATTTAGACAGTAATGCCATGTGTTCGCTGCTGTACTCTGAGCCTTCAAACTCATCTGCTATGACGATACAATCCACACAGTCCTGACGTAAAAGTTCTAAAGCTAAACCTCTAACTTGTCCTTTCATTCGTAAGCCTCTTCTTTTTCTTCTTCGTACAGAACTAGCGCATTGTCAA